ATCGATTAGCGGCGCGTCCTTGCTCGTGCTGGCAGCCTGTTCGAACGTGGCTCAGGCAGCGACCTATACGATGTTCCGGGATCCAGGATGTGGGTGCTGTCTCAACTGGGCAGGGACCCCCGTGCCGTGAAAAACGCACGGGTACGGTGCAATGTATACCCTGTGCACCCATTCTACGGTAATTTTTGGTTGGATTCGCTACTCAACTTATTATCCTGTTTTTGAACAAAACTAGGTGCTACCACCTAAGTGCATCTATATTGAAACTTAACGCTTCCGGTATAAAGTAAATAATAGCTATTGCATCTTAAAATAACTGGGTTTAAGTTTTTTTTACTTTTTTTAGTAGTTGACTTCATTATTAAGGGGTGACACCGCAGATGACGGGTGACTTAAGCAGGGAGCATAAAACTGGTAGTTTTTCTTTTAAGGGGCTCTTTTTGTCCTGATTTATGTATACAGTAACTATCAACCATAAGGATAAGGGGGTTACGGAATACCCGATATATCTACAGGAAGAAGCAGAAAAAGAAGGAATATCCTTCAAAGACTGGCAAAAGTGCGACGCAGGAGATTGGGCAGTCACAGACGACGGCTGGGTAGCAGAGGTAATCAAAAAGAAGGAGTATCTTGATACCAGTGGTAGACCGTCTTATTATTACCGTATGCCATTTGGTTATATCATGTGGGATGCCAGATATCCTAATAAGAAGTTTTGTGCTGGTGGCAGGGTAGCTAATAATACTTTCTCTGGTAAGAAATGGCTTGATGTACGTTGTAATAGTAAGGATTATAAGGATTTAGCACTATGGGCAGCTATATCGGATGACCGTGATATAGCGATAGATAAGGTATACGGCAGTATTAGTGCGGGTAAACGTCGCAAATTAAGGCGACATATGAGAACGGAGAACTTTAGGTCTATGAAAAGAGACGAAGCACAGAAATTATTAGATGACAATATGCTTGATGTAGATTATTTTATTAATCTTATGAAGGATGGTGTTGATATGGCTAAGGAGAAGAGGGATGTAAATGCTATTCGTGGCTTTGTAAACGATGGTTTTGAGATTCATGGTATGAAGGACAAGGAAACGGTGACCACGACTGATAGAATAGAGGCTGTACAGACTAAAACACTGATTGATAATATAAATGAGGAAGAAAATAAGCTGATTGCCACTAGAAGCGTCAAAAAGCCTGTTAAAAATGGTAAAAAAGAAGAAAAAGACTGAAGATTTCGAGACTCGGTGGGCTGAAGAGAACGCCCTAAAGAAATTAAGGAATAACATTGGTTTATTCGGGAAAACCATGTTTCCGACGGCTTTGAGCCGTGATGTACCACCTTTTCACTATGAGATTTATAAATCCCTGTCTGATGAGTCTATAAAGCGAGTACTGATTGCAGCCCCTCGGGGAACAGCGAAAAGTACAGTGACCTCCTTGATACTACCCCTCCATAAAATCGCTTTTAAACCATCGGGCAGGGACCTCTTTATCGTTATTATCTCGGAATCACAGTCACAGAGCATTAACTTCCTCTCTAGAATCAAGTATCATCTCCAGAATAGTAAGAACTTTAAGGTGATGTTCGGTGATTATGGACCCACGACGGCAAAAAGATGGACTAATAATGATATTGTTCTGGCTAATGGGGCACGTATTGTGGCTGTCGGTACTGGTCAGCGTGTTCGTGGCTTTATTGAGGGTGATACTCGTCCTAATCTCATTATCGTAGATGATTATGAGTCAGAACTGAATGCTGCCACTCAGGAAGGCAGGGCTAAGAATAGAAAATGGATGACCGAGGCTGTTATTCCGTCTTTGTCAGACGATGGACGTATAATCCTTATTGGAACCGTCATATCTGAAGATTGTTTCCTATATTGGGCAAGGGAATCTCCGGCATGGAATGTTCTTTGGTATGCTATATACGATGAAAAAGGTCGTAGTATATGGAAAGAACGGTTTCCTAAGGAAAGGATTCTACAGATTAAGGCAGAATTTGAATCCGTTGGTAATCTTAATGGTTTCTATCAGGAGTATATGAATGAAGCGCAATCTCCAGACAATGCACCCTTTAAACCGGAATACATTAAACTTCATCATTACAGTTATAAGAGAATCGACGGACAAAATCTTCTTGTTCGGACAATTGATGGCGAGGAGGAGCGTAAGCCTATTGACGTCTATTGTGGCATTGACCCTGCTAGTAGTCTATCTAGTCGTAGCGATTTCTTTGCTGTTGCTACTGTGGGTGTCGACCATGATAATAATAAGTATATTGTCGATATTCTCCGTGATAAGATTGACCCGGCAATACAGCCAGAGACTATCATCAAGATTTTTAAGAAGTATCATCCGAAAAGGATGAAGATAGAGACGGTGGGCTACCAAGAGGCTCTCCGGGCTAGTGTAAGAAAAATGATGCTTGAACAGTCCCTGTATATACCCGGACTGGAAAAGGGCATAAAACCGAGACAGAGAAAGTCCGAAAGGCTCCTTTCCTTGGTAGCCCCGCTTGCTAGAGGGGAGTTTTACTTCAGACCAGAGGATATTATCGCTCAACAGGAGTTTTTGTCCTACCCTAGAGGAAAGCATGATGATATACTGGATGCCGTATATTACGCAATGGATGGAATTAGGGCTTGTAATCAAAAGAAATACATTGACCCAAGTGGGATAACTAAAGCTAGAAAGATACTTGACTGGATGACATTATAGTATTAAATTAATACGATGGCGTATATCGAAAAAGAAACCGAAGTTCCTGAAGATATAGTAGACACCACACAGAAGATATGGAAATCGTATTCTCAAAAGCGTGATGTTTGGGCTTTACAGGCTCAGGAAGACAAAGAATTCAGATTAGGCAGGCAATGGACTGCTGAACAGCAAAGAATTTTACTTGAGAGGGGTCAAGCACCCCTTGTAGTAAACCGTATCCATCCCGCAGTGGAGGCTGCAAAGGCTCTCCTCACTTCAGGTAAACCACAATTCAGGGTATCTCCTAGAGAAGACAGCGATAATAAAGTAGCACAGGTTTTCAATGGATTGCTCGAATACATGTGGTATATATCGGACGGAAATCAGGCTCTCCGTAATGTAATAGACGATTACTATGTAATGGGTATGGGCGCTATGATGGTTTATATTGACCCCTTGAAAGATTATGGTCGTGGTGAGGTCTGCATCAAGGATGTGGACCCACTCGACGTTTACATTGACCCCAATAGTCGTGAAAAACTGGGAGATGATGCTGAGAACATCATCGTATCACGCTTGTTTACTAAAGAGCAGGCAATGCAGATGTATCCCATGTATAAGGATGCGATAAAGACTGCACAAAGTGATTTAGATACAGACAGACCGACCACATCCCGTGTTGATGATAAGGGTATTATTTTTCCAGAGGACACCCAGACTAAGACAGATGCCTCATGGGGAGAAAATAGTGAGTATATAAGGGGTTACGAGCGTTACTACAAAATTTGGGTCAAGCGTTTTCATATTAAGAATAACGTTGACAATACCGAAGAGGTTATGCTGGAAGAAGAAATGTCTGATTACATGGCTCGACCAGCAATAAGAGTTAATGGTCAGGTAATTACCGATGCTGAAAAGGCTAAGGGGATAATCGACCAGTTAATGATGAAGTATGAGCAGGGTGTTCAGGCGGCTGAGATGGAGGATGAGAAGGATGCACCTCCAATGCCGCAGATAGAAGAACTCTCTCATGCTGACTTGGTCGAAGAAGGTTTAATCGAGACCGTGTCTGTTCCAGTCCAGAGGGTAAAAATGTGCGTCATCATGGGAGACCAATACTTGTACTCTCGCATATTGCCCGTTGAAAACTATCCTATCGTGTTCTTTATGAATATACACAATAGAACACCCTACCCGGTTTCTGATGTTAGGATGGTTAAGGACATGCAGGAATATATAAACAAGACACGGTCTCTGATTATTGCTCATGCTACTACATCTACTAATACTAAGATACTTATTCCATCTGGTTCAGTCGATATGCAGGATTTTGAAAACAGATGGGCACAGCCGGGAGTTGCGATAGAGGTGGATATGGACCAAGGAGCTCCACAGCCAATTGCTCCTACTCCATTACCCAATACCCTTTATCAGAATGAACAGATAGCAAAGTCAGATATTGACCACGCACTCGGTCTGTACGAATTAATGCAGGGAAACTCTGAGGCAGCACCTCATACTTATAAGGCTACCGTCTCACTTGATGAATTTGGGCAGCGTAAGATAAAATCTAAGTTACAGGATATTGAGGCTAGTCTGGTCCGTGTAGCTCGTATAGCCATACCTATTATGCAACAGTTATATCAGGCAGAAAAGGTAGTCAGGATTGTACAGCCTAATAACAGTCTTACTGAATATGCTATAAATAAGAAACTGTATGATGATAAGAGTGGAGTTGTAAATGTTATTAATGATATTTCAAGGGGAGCGTTTGACGTAGTCGTAATTACTGGCTCAACATTACCGACTAATCGTTTTGCCCAGCTTGAAATGTATATGGATGCTTATGAAAAAGGTATTATTGATAAGCAAGAAGTTTTAAAGAAAACAGAAGTTTTTGATATGGAAGGCGTGTTAGAGCGTACTGACATAGTTGGCAAGCTGCAGGGAGAACTACAGCAGGCTAGCGAAGAAATTAAGAAGCTCAAGGGTGATATGCAGACTCGTGAAAGAGAAGTATACCACGCTAGACAACGAGCTGAACTTGAAAAATTCAAAGCAGACCTCGATAAAGTCTCAACCCAAGGTAAAGCCTCAGGCAGACTATTCGAGAAACGCCTTGATGATGCTCTAGGACAAGTAAAGAGCGAGGTACGGGAAGCCGTGCGCTCAGCAAAACAAACCGCAAAACCATCCAAGTCCTAATGGGTGCTTGCATGAATAAGGAGTTATAACTTATGGCAGAACCTATGATTACCCCTGAACTTCAGGAAATCAGAGAACAACCGCAAGTTAGTGAACCAGTTGAAATGACACCTGAGACAAGGACACAAGAAGTTCCTTTCTCAGAAGGAAACACTGGTTTGGTAGATGAATTTTTCCGTGTCAACAAGGAAGCTCAAGAGCAACCTGTGTCGTCTGAACCTTCACCAGTTCCTATGGAACTCGTGGATGAAGTACCTCAGGCAGCAACGGCAGAACCTACTGATGTTGATAATGATATCAAGCGTTATCAATA